ACCTACGAGTGACTATGTTAAACCTAAACGTGTCAGCAGTCCTGCTGTAAAGAAGGCGTATAGAAAACCATATCTAAACAAGCAACAAGAAACATTTACAAGAGAAGAGTGTGAAGCAATGATTGAGTTCGCTATCAATCAGCACAACAGAAACGCAGGACAGATCAGCATGGTCCTCGGTTTTATTTTCATGGCATTATTTGCTGACGGTTTATTCAGAGTGCTGGGATTGATCCCACCATTCATGGGTCTAGATGTTAATATAGTTCAAGATGTAGTGGATGCTATAAAGGGCGAAGTACTAAAACAACTATAAATAACTAAAAATAGGTAGAGAAAATGCCAGATTATCCACAGGAAACTGGTAGTTGGAACAAGCAGATTGAGAATAGGAACTTCCTATCTCCAATCGGTTTCAAGATGCAAATAGATGAATACCCAAAGACTGTATACTTTGCACAGTCTGCGAACATTCCTGGTGTGTCTACAAATACAGTAGAGCAGATGACAGGTATGGGTCGTCCTATTCCATATGAAGCACATGGTATCAACTACGAACCATTTAACCTAACGTTTCTGGTTGACGAGAACTTAGAGAACTATTTGATATTACATAACTGGTTGACCTCCATTGCTGGTGGTCGAGAGAGTGTACTAGATCGTCAGAACATAGAGAGAAACTATAAAGTCCGTTGTGATGCATCACTTGCTGTACTCAATAGTAACTTCCAAGCAAATTTCTTTGTTACCTTTAAGGATCTGTTCCCAGTATCCTTGAATGCATTGGAGTTTAATGCTACAATAGATGGTACAGAATACGCTACTGCCACAGCAGAATTTAGATATATGGTGTATAATATAGAGACAGTAGACGGTATTAATAGAACCCAATTAGAATGACACTTGATGAAATTCGTGATATGTGGAGGGAGGACTGTAAGATTGATCAGAACGACCTCGACACTGAGAACTTTAAATGCACAGTTATCCATGAGAAGTATCTAAACATGTGGTCTCACTTTCGTCTGATGCTATCAGATGCTGAGACTAAGGCAAAGATGCTGTATAAAGAGAAGTTTGAATACTATGCTGGCAAGGCACCAGCAGCAGTGTATGCAAAGAACCCCTTTAACCATAAGGTATTGAAAGGTGATCTAACAACATACATCTGGGCAGACGAGGAATGGTTAAGAAACAAGCAGAAGATTGACTACATTCAAACTGTTATAAATTATTTGGAGATGATTCTTAAACAGTGTACCAATCGTGGTTTCCAAATAAAGAACTATCTTGAATTGAGGAAACATGCAGATTATTAATGACCATCATCTCAAAAAAGAATGAAGTTTATTTGAAAGTGAATGCTGAACCGCATGTTCATCAAGAACTAAGTGATCACTTTCAGTTTGATGTTCCTGGGGCAAAATACATGCCACAGTATCAAAAATATAAATGGGACGGAAAGATCAGACTATACTCTCCTGCTACTGGCGAGATATATGCTGGTCTTTTTGATTATCTGACTGACTTTCTAGAAGAAAGAGGGTATCACTACGAGATAAAAGACAATAACATCTATGGAAAACCAACCGATACCGAACTTCTCGTATCACCTGAGGCTGTTGCGGGGTTTATTAGATCTTTATCTATACCACTTAAAGCACGAGACTACCAGTTACGAGCAGTTTACCAAGCACTTAAACACAATCGCAGACTCTTACTATCCCCGACAGGATCAGGGAAATCACTAATCATATATGCATTAGTAAGATGGCATTTGAAGATGGACAGAGATATATTAATTATAGTTCCGACAGTATCATTAGTAGAACAATTATATAAAGACTTTAAAGAATATGGATGGTATCCTCGTGGATACTGTCATAGAATCTCAGCAGGAGCAGAGAAACTTACAAAGTTACCTGTTGTGATATCTACATGGCAGAGTATATACAAGGAACCCCGAAAGTTTTTTAGTAGATTTGATGTAGTTATAGGAGACGAGGCACACTTATATAAAGCGAAGTCATTGTCGGGTATCCTCACCAAGTGTCACGATGCAAAACATCGAATAGGACTGACAGGGACACTGGATGGTATGCAGACACACCAGTTGGTACTAGAAGGTTTGTTCGGTAAATGCGACAAGGTAACTAAGACTGTTGACCTTATGAAAAAGGGTCATCTTGCTCCTCTATATGTCAAGATCCTAGTGTTGAAGCATGGTTTCGTGCCCTTCGAGGACTATCAGCAAGAGATGGATTGGATAACTCAGAACCATAGACGCAACACTTTGATCACTAACCTAGCACTCGACTTGTCAGGTAACACCTTGGTTCTCTTCAATTACGTCGAGAAACATGGTATCCCCTTGAACGAAATGCTAAATAGTAAAGTAAAAGACGGTCGTAAGACGTTCTTTATACACGGTGGTATTGATGCGTATGACAGGGAGGAAGCACGCACGGTTTGCGAGAAAGAAAAGGACGCGATCATTCTTGCGTCTTATGGGACTTTCTCTACTGGTATCAATATTAGGAACTTACATAATGTAATTTTTGCAAGTCCATCTAAGTCGAGGGTTCGCAACCTTCAATCTATTGGACGTGTCCTTCGTAAGGGTGATAACAAAGCACAAGCAACGCTGTATGATATAGCGGACAACTGTGCTCGTGGATCAAAGAAGAACTATACTATTAGACATCTTGATGAAAGAATTAAGATATACAATGAAGAATCTTTCAATTACGAAATCAAGGAGATCAAACTCACATGATTAATTACATTCGACACGACGAACAATTCTATGGAGTATGCAAACTCTCCATCGGTGATGAAGTATTGGGTGAAATAATTGTTACAGAGGATCCAGAAACGAAACAGGATCTGATATTCATACAGAATCCTGCTAAGACAAAGGTTATTGATTTAGATCATCCTGTCCACGCTGACTCCAAGGAACAGAAGGTGGCGATGGGTTTTATCAAATGGATGAATTTCAGCGACGAAGACTTTTATGTTTTAGGTGAGAAAGATATAATGACAATAGCACCAATGTCTCCTTCATCTATTATGATGTACAAGAGATGGGTCAGAAAAGAAATTCAAAGACTACCTGAGAAAGAAAGGGAAGTACCTATGAATAGTTCTATGGGACTATTAAGTACAGTAGACAATGCTCGTCACCTTTTAGAAAGAATATATCAGAAACCAATTAAAGACTCATAGGATATCCCTTCCAACCCTCACAGTGTTGAGTGTACACAGAAATTAACAACTTGTCAAGCTAGTTGCGTTTTCTGTGTTTTTTTGTTAAGATAAGTACATCCGAACGGATATTAATGCCACGCAAATCAACTAAAAAGAAAGAGCATTATGTAGACAACAAGAAGTTTCTCGCAGCACTAATTGTTTATCGTAATTCATGTGCAGAAGCAACCGAGAAAGGACTTGGTAAACCAAGAGTTTCAAACTATATTGGAGATTGTTTCTTAAAAATAGCAACACACTTATCGTATAGACCGAACTTTATAAACTACATGTATCGAGAAGATATGATCGGAGACGGTATTGAAAACTGCATTCAATACATTCACAACTTTGATCCAGAGAAATCTTCTAATCCATTTGCTTATTTCACACAAATCGTTTATTATGCATACCTAAGACGTATTGCAAAAGAGAAACGACAACAAGCAATTCGTGAAAAGATCCTCGAACGTAAAGGTTATGAGGAGGTCTTCCATTCAGATGACCACGATAACTCTGCTGACTTGAACTACATCAAGAACAGAGTAGAAACAAACACTCGATACAACTAATGGGAATTTTATCTCAACTCAAAGTCATGTTCAAAGAAGATGATCTTGAACTGACTAAGGCAGACTACAAATTAATTGTGGATGCTCTACATAAACGTCAACGAAACTTCATTGCGGGGGATCGGATGTTTAAACATTATGGTATACTACTCGATAAATTCGACAGACTCTATGAAACTACTCCTGATAACTGATCAACACTTTGGTGTAAGGAACGATAGTCCTGCATACATTGAGCAGTATCGTAAGTTCTATAAGGATACTGTCCTCCCATACATTGATAAGAACAAGATCACTCACATTGTAAATCTTGGCGATACGTTTGATAAACGAAAGTCTATAAACTATTCGTCATTAGATGCTGCAAAGGAAATGTGGTTTGATCCTATCAGGGATCGTGGTATCCATATGTGGTGCATCGTAGGTAACCATGACATCTACTATAAGAATACTTTAAAGGTCAATAGTCCTGAGTTATTATTTGAAGACTACGATAACATTACAGTAGTTGATGAACCACAGGATATAAACGTAGGTGGTTTAGATATTCTAATGTTGCCATGGAGGTGTGAGGAAAACACACACAAGTGGAGAAAGATAATAGAAGATACCAAGAGCACAGTATGTCTAGGACATCTGGAACTCAGTCAGTTTGATCCTATCCCAGGATATACTATGGATCATGGTGATGATCCTGCTCCTTTCGAGAAGTTTGATGTAGTATGCTCAGGTCATTATCATCACAGGTCATGCAAAGGTAATATTACATACCTAGGTAATCCGTATCAACTATACTGGAATGACTTTGGTACTGAAAGAGGATTCCATACACTAAATACTAAGACCAAGAAACTGACATTCATAAAGAATCCTAATAATATGTTTAACAAGATATATTATAGGGATAGTGAAACTGCTCCTATCGACTATCAGTCCTTGAACGGTACATATGTAAAGTTGATTGTAGAAAAGAAAGAAGATCAAAAGTTGTTTGATAGTAAACTCGCTATGATCTTGCTATCAAATCCTGCCGACCTAAAAATTATTGAAGATACCTTTATGGTATTGGACGAAATAGACGAGACAGTAGAAACAGAAGATACTTTATCCATTCTCAACAAATGCGTTGCAGAGGTCGATCATAAGGATGAGGTCTTTGGTATACTTAAATCTTTATATGTAGAAGCACAAAGAGTTTAATGTTTGTATTAGTTGACAAAGCAAGCGGAGGGGTGTATGCTGTAAAGGATGACACCATCACAGAACGTGTTGTCCAACTCTTTCAAGAGGAAGACGATGCTATTAGATATCACCAGTATCTTCTTGCAGCAGACTACGAGAGAGAATTAGAGATAACACACTGTGAAGAGCAACAAGTAAAAGATAATTGTGCATCGTTCGGATATGTTTATACTGTAATCAGACCAACTGATATTGTTTATCCCCCAAGTGACACTGACTAAATGATTGTTTTTGAAAAGATTAGATGGAAGAACTTACTGTCCACTGGACAACAGTTTACCGAAATCAGTCTAAATGATACTGCGTCTACATTAGTCGTAGGTAATAACGGAGCAGGAAAGAGCACACTTCTTGATGCTCTTTGTTTTGGTCTGTTTGCAAAACCATTTAGAAAGATTAGTAAGACACAATTAATCAATACAGTAAACGAAAAGGAATGTCTGGTAGAGATAGAATTTAATATTGGTAGTATTGCATATAAAATTATCAGAGGTATGAAACCCTCTAAGTTTGAGATCTATCGCAACGGAGAACTCTATGATGCAAATGCATCTGTTGCTGATGACCAGAAATACTTAGAACAATCTATACTCAAACTTAATTTCAAATCATTTACACAGGTAGTCATACTAGGTAGCAGTACGTTTGTGCCTTTCATGCAGTTGACAGGACCTAATAGAAGAGAAGTTATAGAAGATATACTAGACATCCAGATCTTCTCTCAGATGAATACTCTGTTAAAGGAGAGAGTCAAAGAGATTAAGGACGAACAGAGATCATGTGAGTATGAAATGGATATTGCACAACAGAAAGTTGAAATGCAAATCCGTAATATCGAGAACCTAGAAAAGGTTGATACTACACAGATGGAAAGGAAGCAGAAGAAGTTTGATATAAATGAAGAACGTTGTATACAAATCAAATCTAGAATCAAAGACCTAGATAAGAAATGTGATTTACTAGAACCTCAGATACTAGAACTAGACAAGGCAGTAGATAAGCACGAGAAGTTTAAAGAGATGCGTACTAAGATCAAATCTAAATTTGATAACTCTCGTAGAGAAATGGACTTCTTTGAGAACAACCATACATGTCCTACATGTACCCAAGATATTAGTGAAGAGTTTAAACAAACAAAGATAGAGTATCTTAAAGACAAAGGAACAGAACTAGCAGCAGGATCTAAACAAATTACTGATGAGATTAAAAAACTGGCGACAACAGTAAAGGATCTCAGGAAGAAATCAGAAGAGATCAATGGTTATAGGTATGAGATACAAGCATTGACACATGAAGAAGTCAAACTACTTAAAGAGAACACTGAGATTCTGACTGAGGTTGGTAGTGATACATCAAACTTAGAGAATGAGAGACAGTCACTGGTTGTTATAGAGAAAGAATTAGATAATAAGAAGGATGACTGTGCTAAGGTCAATAAACAAGCGAACTATCTTGGCATTGTAGGTGAGTTGTTGAAGGACAGTGGTATCAAAACAAAAATAATTGCTAAGTTTATACCACTAATCAACGCTAGGATTAATAAATATCTGCACAGCATGGATTTCTTCGTAAACTTCACACTAGATGATAACTTTACTGAGAAGATCCTATCAAGATTTCGTGATGACTTTACATATGCCTCATTCTCTGAGGGTGAAAAGCAAAAGATTGACCTAGCACTACTGTTTACATGGAGAGAAGTTGCACAACTTAAAAATAGTGTAGCAACTAACCTACTCATTCTTGATGAAGTGTTCGACTCATCCTTAGATCAATCTGCTACTGATGAATTGATGAAGATATTAAAGAACAAGTTGGACAAAACTAATTTGTTTGTGATCTCACACAAAGGTGAAGTCCTAATCGACCGCTTTGATAAGACGGTTGAGTTTAAGAAAGATGGAGATTTCTCAAATTTACATTTGACAAACGCATAGTCTCCTGTATAATGAAGATAGTATTTAAAATTTATGTTTCTAGCAACTTGTCCCAACGTTTACACATTGCCTGGGACGTGGAGTAAATGTAATGCAATTATTCCACATTTCAATGCAGATCCTAACACTACGTTTGGGATAGCACTATTAATATTCACTGTTGGACTGACTGGGTTTGGTGTGTATAGAGCATTCTTCGCTAACAAAGATCTAGAAGACCCTTGGGATGATCACGATGACTAATTATGGACTTGAAGTAGTATTCTGGGTCACACTTGGAATACTTTTAATCTACCAATACGAGAATAGAAAATGAATGACCTGACCGTGGGGATCTATTTCATACTTTTTGCCTTAGTAGCAGGAAGTAGTGCAATGTTCATGTTTATGATGATGAGAACCACGATTGAGGCAGTCAATAAACCTGTAAGGAATGTACATCCAGAAATGAAAGACGTACGAACAGGTGATGAGTTACTCGTATTCAAACCAGAAGAAGAAGATGATGATGAACCTGACACTGTTGTAGTAAGAAGATGACCTCCCGAGTCTACAAAAACATGAGTGCTAACATAAACAAAATTGATTGGGATCACAACAATGGTATTGTTACTATGGTTCCTTTAACACGAGAAGAATTAGAATGTGTCAGGGTGTGTGTAGCAAACGCACCTATACCCTATGACATTACTAAGAAGAAAATTCCTGGTGATATCCTACAAAAGATAGGACAACCAAAGAAAGAACAACATGTAGGAGAAATCCAAATAGAATGTGACCTGACCCAATATTAAACCAGTTGGATTAGTGGCACAAGGAGGGTTTCATACCCTCTTTTTTATGTCATACTGTGTATATACAAACGAGTTAGACATGACAAACATAGAAATCAAAGGTTCACTAGCAAGACTACTAGCAACAGAGAACCTAGTCGTAGAACATAAGCAAGTCGCAACTGCATCGTTTGATGTTGCTAAGAGAGTATTGACACTTCCGATGTGGACCAAAGCAAGTGACATTGTATACAACATGCTTGTAGGTCACGAGGTAGGTCATGCACTCTACACACCTAACGACGAAGAAGTATTTACAAACGCACCATGTCCACTAGGTTACATCAACGTCACAGAAGATGCTCGTATTGAGAAGTTGATGAAGCGTAAGTATCCAGGACTTTCAAAAGATTTCCATGGTGGATACTCAGAACTACATGAAGATGATTTCTTCTCAGTAGAAGACACAGATCTTAATCAGTTGACATTAATAGACAGAGTAAACCTACACTACAAGATCGGTGCATATGCATTGATGCCTTTTTCTCCTGCTGAGGCACCTCTCAGAGACGCTGTGGGACGCACAGAGACATTCCAGGAAGCAATAGATGCTGCAAAGGCAATTTATGACTTCATGAAAGCACAACAAACAGAGGAAGAAAAGCAACAAGAAGAAGAGCAACAGCAACAAGTTCAAGCAGAAGTTCCTGCACAAGGTGGTGGACAAGGAGAGACAAGTGATGGAGTCGAGGAGTTGATGAAGGAATTATATCCTGACTTCCCCGAAGGAGAAGATCAATCAGAAGGCAAGCAGGACGAACAACCTGCAAACTCTTTCTCACATGACGTTGACACACCAGACAACCAGATGCAACCTTCTAACAAGCATGGAGAGAATACCAACCAAGGTTATGGTCGTCCTAGCATCGAGGTTGTACATACACAGAATTCATTTGATTACAATGCTTCCGATCTAGCAGACAGAGGAGCAACCGAAGTCAAGTATGCAACTTTCCCATCTAAGATTGCACATGAGGACATCATTGTTCCTGCATCTAAAATCTGGAAAGCAGCAGAACTAGACTGGCAAGGATTTGAGATCAATCCTGCACTAGAAAGAGGTGACGAGAACCCATTCATAGAAGTTGACAGAAAGTTTGTTGAGTTTTCTAAGCAATCATCTAAGGACGTCAACTTCATGGTCAAAGAATTTGAGTGTAAGAAAGCAGCATCAGCATATTCAAGACAATCTATTGCTAAGACTGGTGTTCTTGACACTGCAAAACTTCACACCTACAAGTTCAATGATGATGTATTCAAGAAGGTAACTCGTACACCTGACGGTAAGAACCACGGTCTTGTATTTCTAGTTGACTGGTCAGGTTCTATGTCAGGAGAGATCTACGAGACAATCTTACAGATCATCAACCTATGTCAGTTCTGTAAGAAGGTAGGTATCCCATTCGACGTGTATTCATTCGTTGTTGACGGTGGTCTATGTCTCTTACATAAAGGTCTAGATCACATGGACCCATACTACGATCGTGGTGGAGAAGAGTCTAATATCTCATCAAGAGCAGAAGGAGAGTTCTTCCTTGATAGAAGATTCAGATATGGTAACTTACTTACATCTGATGTAAACCAAAAGACTTTCAATCATCACTGCAAGTTACTTTACAGAGTTGCAAACTATTACAGAGGATCAAGAGACTGGACTGTAACCAGACCAAAACCACCTACATTCATGGGACTTGGTGGTACACCACTCAACGAAGCATTAGTTGTTATGCAGTCCTACCTAGGTAAGTGGAAGTCACAGCACAATGTAGAGAAGTGTCACTTGATCGTACTTACTGACGGTGAAGCACAATGCTTACCTACAACTAAGCAAGGTAGATCATACGGTGTAGACACAGGTCTATTCCCTGACTATGGTCACTACAATACTGTCATCAGACACAAAGGACGTCACTTCAAGACTATACACAATGCTAACTCTGAAATGACTCAAAGATTACTAGAAATAATCAGAGAGACAAACCCAGGGTCAAACGTTCTTGGCATCAGAATATGCCCAGGCAGAGGATTTGCTCACTATCTTCGTTACCTAGGTATCTGGGACCAGAGAAAGATTGAGAAAGTTCAAAAGCAATTCAAGAAGAAAAGATGTGCAGTCATCAACAACACAGGTTACAACGAGTTGTATGTAATCGCATCTAATTCTTACTCAGAAGACACTGCTATGGAGGTTGAAGCAGATGCAACTAAGACTGAGATCAAACGTGCCTTCGCTAAGTCATTGAAGTCTAAGTCAGTCAACCGTAACTTACTATCGTCCTTTGTAGGACAGATAGCATAGTGTCCACTATGTGCTTACAAACCACATAGAATCCTATACAATTAAAACATACAAGACAAATAAAAAGATTATGCCATTCGCTCCAATTCCAGTTTCCACACAAGACCTAGTTGACTTCCTTTCAGAAAAGTTCGGTCTTGATGTAACCACACCAGATCTCCTAATTGCTGCTGACAAATACAACATGAGTTATGCAACTGTCAAGAAGAGATTGAAGCAGTACAAGACAGGTATTGGTAAGTGGAATCTAACTATCGCAGAGAAGTTAGAAAAGAACTACCAGAACAAGTCTGCTAACAAGACAACTATGGTTGACTCCTTTGACCCTGCATACATTGCAGCAAAAGATCTTGTTCCTACTAAGGACCCTAACTATGTTCCTTTCGGTAACTTCACTGACTTGAAGAAGATCATCAAGTCCAACGTGTTCTACCCTACATTCATCACAGGTCTATCAGGTAATGGTAAGACATTCGGTGTCGAGCAAGCATGTGCTCAACTAGGTAGAGATCTAATCAGAGTCAACATCACAGTTGAGACTGACGAAGATGATTTGATCGGTGGTTTCAGACTTGTTGATGGCAACACAGTATGGCACAACGGTCCAGTGCTTGAAGCACTACAAAGAGGTGCAGTTCTATTACTCGATGAGTTAGACCTAGCATCAAACAAAATATTATGCTTACAATCAATCTTGGAGGGCAACGGTGTATTCATTAAGAAGATCGGTAAACAGGTTTACCCCGAGAAGGGTTTCACGGTGGTGGCAACCGCTAACACCAAGGGAAAAGGTTCTGACGATGGTCGCTTTGTTGGCACTAATGTTCTAAACGAAGCATTCCTAGAAAGATTCCCACTCACATTTGAGCAAGAGTATCCTACTATCAAGATCGAACAGAAGTTACTACATAACTACTGCTCAGAGTTGAACTGTTGTGATGATGAGTACATCGAGAACCTCGGTACATGGGCAGAGATCATCCGTAAGACCTTCAAAGAAGGTGGTGTTGATGAAGTCATCTCTACTCGTAGACTTGTACACATCATTCGTGCATTTGCTATCTTCAAGGATAGACTAAAAGCAATCAAACTTTGCTTAAACAGATTCGATGATGAGACTAAGGCAGCATTCCTAGAACTATATTCTAAGATAGATGCTAAGGTAGACTTAGGAGAGACACCACTCGAAGTTGACGCAGACTAATTTATCTGCTAAGATATAATCATGAACAAATATCGTGAAAACGAGACCCTAAAAATTGTCCAAGAGTATGTTGATAAAACATACCAAGGACATTATGTGGGGGATGATCAAGACAAGACACAGACCTTAGACCTCTTAGAGTCCATAGGTACTGTGTCTGACTTTTGTCAATCTAACATCATAAAATATGCTGCTAGGTTTGGCAAGAAAAATGGCAAGAATAAGTCTGACTTACTAAAAGTCATGCACTATGCTATACTACTGTACCACTTCTCCAACTTTGATAATGATCACTGAATCTATGAAAATTTCTGATGAACAACTAGAAGTCTTTAATATCTTTAAACTTATTAATCCTTCTATACTTTTGAAACCTGGTCAGAGAATATCTACAATCTCTAACAACAAAAACATTATGGGAGTGGCAGACTTTAACACTCTAAACATCCCTGTAAAGGCACCTATCTATGACCTACATGTGTTTCTAAACACCATGAACATTGTATCAGGTGGAGAAAGATTAAAGAGTGATGTAGACTTTCAAGAGAACTTAGTTAATATAAGTCACGGTCGTAGTAAGATGAAGTATTACTACGCTGACGAGAGAATGATTACTGCTCCTCCTGATAAACTTGCTGACCTTGGTTCCCCTGTGCAGACAGTCAACATAGAATATGCTGATTTTCAGAAGATGTTTAACGCAGCAGCAACATACAGTCTCCCTGACATATGCTTCGTAGCAAACGAAGGTAAGTTGAATGCACTTGTTACGGACAAACGTAACAGTTCTTCAAATGTCTTTACAGTTGACCTAGGAGACACAGACAAAGAGTTCTGTTTTTGTGTTAAGACTGAGAACCTTAGAATTGTATGTCCTACACTAGGTGGTAAATCAAATATTGTGTCAGGTTATAACGTTGAATTATTTACTAGCAAAGTTGCTAAACTATCTGCTATAATCAAATCAACAGCAAAGAAAGAATTAACTAATCTTGAATTGCTTGTTGCACTTGAACCTGATTCGGAGTATTAATGTTGTACGGATTGATATTTCTTGTTATAATATTCATAGTATTCCTAATCATCACATATTATAATCCACACTAATGAACATTTTTGTCACTGATCCTGATCCTACCAAGTCTGCTCAGTCTCTGCCTGACAAACATATCGTCAAGATGCCCCTAGAAACATGTCAAATGTTATCTATTGTGGCATCAGAAGAATGGGGACATTCTTTTGGCACTCTACCTCGTGCAGATGGGCAACCATATCGTACAGAGAAGGGTGCCTTTCGTAATC